GGGTAGTCCTTGCATACAATAAGACATGGCCGACGGACGATCTTTACGCGTCGAACCCGATTTATATTCAGTTTACGTGCGGATATGGGAATGATGCCGATACGTCCACACCGAGCCCAATCATTAACGCCATCCTTCTGATGGTCGGTGATTTCTACGCCCACCGTGAGACTGTGGTTATCGGCAACGCTATTATGATGGCTGAAGTTCCGGGCTACATTACGAATCTTCTGGCTCCTTACCGACTATGGGACAGGTTCAATGATTAGAGCAGGAAGTCTTGATACGATTGTTTCGTTTGAGTCTGTAACCGTGACTCAGGATGGGACTGGCGCGCCCGTTGAAACATGGGCTGCTTTAGCGGGGGCGCCTATTCGAGCTGAGTACCGACCAATGAAAGGCATGGAGCGTATGGAAGCCGAGAAGATGTCGGAAGGCGCCCAGTTTAAACTCCGCGTCCGGAGAGATACCCGACTCACCGGCTCCTGCCGGGTTAAAGTGCGCGGAGAAACGGCCAAGATAATCTCAACTGAAGACAACGGGAGGGCCGGGGATATGCTTCTCTGGTGCAGAATAGACCGATGATTCGAGTAGACTGGCACATCGAAGAGTTCAACAAGGAACTTGAAGTATGGATAGACGACAACTGTGAAGTTATCGCCAAACAGATAGCTTCGGACGCTAAGAACGGGGCTGACTTCATAGACAGAACCGGGAATCTGCGGAAGTCTATTAAAGCAAAAAAGAGTAAGTTCCCTGACGGAGGCTGGATAGCGAAGGCTGGTGGGAAGGGCGCAAAACAGGCATGGTTGATAGAGCACGGGCACGGTGGTCCACGGCCCGCAGCAGCACATCCGTTTTTGGAACCGGCGAGAGTTAAGAATATTGAATTTGCTAAACGGCAGTTCGGAGTTAAATAAATGGAAAACATTCTAACCGGAATATACTCTCGATACTCTGGCAACGCGACCCTTAAGAACGCACTCACCGGCGGTTTGCACCGCGAGTTGGCTCCGCAGGCTACCGCGCTTCCGTATTGCGTGTATTCAGTTCCTGCTAGTGCTCCGGAATATTGGCTCGGCGGCAGGCGGTTTGAATTAGTTTCCATCATGTTCGACATTTATGCAGACACCAATGCTAAACGGAAAGCTGCATACGATGCGTTGCTTGCGCTCTATGATGATTCAAGACCGACAGCAACGGGATATACAACAACGATTATGGCGCGGACGGTCGTGCAGTTCTTGCGGGACGGTTCGCAAAACGAAATTTTCCGGGCGATAGTCCGGTATGAATGCAGGTACTCAAAGGATTAATTATGCATGAAACAAGCATGAGTAACATGAGGTACTTCCGGGAGGCGTTCGTAAAACCAAGGCGGGTTTTGGACGTTGGAAGTCAAGATTTAAACGGCAGTTACAGAAGCATATTCCTCGACTTGGAGTATGTGGGTATGGACCTTCTCGAAGGACCGGGTGTGGATGTCACAAACTGGGACGATCTCGCAGAGGACTCATTCGATTACGTCATCTCAGGTCAGACATTTGAACACGCGGAAGATGACGCAGCTCTGATGTGGAACATAGCCAAGGTTCTCAAGCCTTGCGGACTGTGCTGCATCATAGCACCGTCAGCAGGGCCGAACCATGATTCCCCGTATGACTACCGCAGATACTCACCTGAGAGCATGATAATACTTGCCGAGGACGCAGGACTCAGAGTTATTGAGGCTAAAATCAACGGAGAGGACCCATGGTTTGACTGCGTGCTGATCGCACAGAAGCGAGGTGCAAGATGAAAATTAGAGTTTTTCAAATCTACCCGATACAACGCTTCTTTTTATGTGATGTTCTGATGAATGTTTCCCACTACTTTGGCATATTACTAAGTTTTCAATTCTGTTATCTGTTTTGTCGCCGTTTACATGGTGGACTACTTCTGATTTTTCAAGAAAGCGGCCTATTTTTTTCTCAACTACTAACCTGTGTTCGGTTACGTATTTATCTTTTGTTCTGTTTGGATGCTCGGGAGAGTATACGTACCAATAACCACTTACTAAAATTCTCCCCCCTTTCCAGTTTGATGCGGCTGCTCCGATTAGTATTTTCCTTTTTTCCGATATTTTGCGTTTGGTTTCGTCGGTATGTTTCTTACCTACTCTTGATTTTGCTAAAAATACGAGATGTGCCTTTTGTTTTTCTGATTTCATTTTCGTACCCCCCCTGTTGTTTAGACCATTCTAATATGGAGGTTAACTTATGTCAACACTAAAGTTGAACATCGGTTGCGGTCCGTTTAAAGAAGATGGGTACGTCAACATTGATATCCGGGAAGAAGTGAATCCGGACATGGTGGTTGATGTTACCAAGGGCTTACCGTTTGAAGACAACTCTGTGGATGAAGTGAGGGCGTTTGATTTCCTCGAACACATTCCGACAGAATCCACGTTCTTTGTCATGGGAGAAATCTGGCGTGTATTAAAGCACGGTGGGGCTTTCGCTTCCAAGACTCCTGATGCTGAACATGGGCAGGGGGCTTTCATGGACCCTGGACACGTGAACTTCTGGACTGAAGGTCGGTTCGATTACTTCTGTGATCCCATCTACCGGAAGTATTACGACACCAAGTTTGAGTTCAAGCTTGAGCATTTCCAGCGTAAACTGACAGATGCTAAACGCAGGGTATATCACATGAACGTGATCCTGAAGGCGGTGAAATATGTTCAGTAATATAGCCGTCATTATACCCATAGTCAGACCCGAGAAAGCAAAGCGTTGCATTGAGGCAGTAGATCTTCATTGTCCTGGAGCACAGATTATTACCGGAATTGATACGCAAGGTATCGGCTGTCCCCGAATGGTTGAGAAACTGCTTACCAGGACCGACAGGCAGTTGATTGCTTTCCTTGGCGACGATACGATTGTTCAGGCAGGTGCCTTTCAGAATGCAGTCCGGGAGATAAACGACTTGCCGGATGGATGGGGTGTTGTAGGATTCAACACGGAGCCCGGTAACGACCATGCACACTGGCTTGCAGATCGCAGAATCCTTGAGCACATTCCTGGCGGAAATTTCTTTCCGACTGAGTACCACCATTGCTTCGGGGATGACGAACTGAAGGACATTGCGTCGGAACTTGGCCGTTGGGCATATGCTTCGGATGCAGTAATCGAACACGACCACCCTGTGAACACAGGTGAGTCTGATCAGTGGTACGAAAAAGCTTACGGTGGCGGTAAGTTTCAGGAGGACAGAGCGACTTACTATCGCAGGAAACGGGATCGGTATGGAAACAAGATCGCCATAGGCTTCCCGTTGGTTGATTCATCCGTCCACGTTCGGTTCTTCACGTCTTATGCAGCCATGGACAAACCGGATCAGTACACCCTATTGATTCCGCAGTTCCCTCACGGTCCGTGGTCCGGGTCAATTGCAGACGCACGGAACTCACTGGTCGAACAGGCGCAGAAGGACGGATGCAGGTATCTTCTGATGCTCGATACTGATCAGGTCTATCCGACCGACACACTCCCGAAGCTTCTGTCACACGGAGTTGACATCTGTGGCGTTAGGGTTCATCGACGCTGGATGCCGTTTGATCCGATATTTCTCCGGGGGGAACTGGGGAACTATAAGAGCGTCCCGGATGAGGAAATGTACTCAGGTGATTTAATTAAAGTCGATGCCACCGGAACTGGATGCCTTCTGTTTAACATGAGTGTGTTCGACAAGATTCCGCACCCGTGGTTCAAGTTCGGGATCTTCAATGACAAACCGGTGGGTGAAGATATTTATTTTTGTACGCAGGCCGTTAAAGCGGGGGTTGATATATGGATAGACACTTCGATTGAGGTCGGACACCTGACCACTGTGGAAGTGGATAGATTTTTACATCAACTTTGTAAGAGTGTGAAACCAAAGTTGGACAAAGACTAAAGGAGAACGTCTATGGCAGCAATTGTAGGAAAAGATGGAAAAGTGGCCCTCGGCTCAAACACTGTTATCGGAATGGGAACATGGTCCATTGACGGTATGAACACCGAGGAATTTGACGCAAGTGCCTTCGGTGACACTTGGAAAATATTTGAATACGGTATGAAAGACGGGGGGACTATTTCCTTCAATGGGTTATATGATCCCGCCGATTATACCGGTCAGAACGCGCTGGCGCTGGCGCAGGTTTTCAACTCAGCGATTACGAGTTTGCGCCTGTACATCAACAACACCAGTTACTTCGAGCCTTGTCAGACCACATTGTACTGGGGGCCTACCGGCTTCGCGGTAACAACCGGTGTGCCGACGGTCAAAAGCAGCGTGAGAATCACATCTCACACCGTCGGCCTGGATAAATCCGGACTTGGCACTGTGAGCTTCACGGCCAAGATTTCCGGCGTAATGGTTCGAGCAGTCTGATAGCACAGTTTCTGGCCCGGCCATCATGATGGAAACAGGGGTACTCCCGGCCCCTCCGGGCCAGACTTTACTTACGGGATATAGGGAAGAGATGTATTATGGCAACAAAATTCAGTTTGACAGACCCGAACCCAGGCGTGTGGTTTAAGTTCGATGAGTCCGATCCTGAGTCTGGGGAGATTCGGATCAGGGTCTTAAACTCCTTGAAGCGGGAAGAGATTCAGAAGATATGCATCAAGAACAGAGATATCTATAAGAACGGTCAGCGATACGTTACCACAGACACCAATGACTCGTTGTTCTCTGAGCTGCTGTGGGATTACTGTATTGTTGAATGGACCGGCCTGGAAGATGAGGAAGGGAAAACCCTCACCTGCGACACTGATACTAAGATACGCCTGATGCGGGAGAACGTGGGGTTCTCTTTGTTTGTCGGAAGGTGCCTTGAGCTGCTGAACGTGGAAGAAGATAACCGGGTGGCGATGATCGAAAAAAACTCATTGAGCGGATCGAGCGAATCCAGGAAAAACCGGATTGCGAAATCTGCAAAGCCATAAAGGGTGAAGCCTTTGATGAAACGCACTGCCGCATCTGTGTACCAAAATGTCTCCCGGAAAACCAGGATGCAGAAAAAATATTTCTTTTCGTTCACGATCAGTATATTATGGGGGAAATGGGTGGCCCTGTAGCGGTAAATCAACTTGCAATTCACGCAGCTATGGAACTGTACGGGGTTGAGTTTAAGCAGGATTGTTTTGATAAGGTAGTAAGACTGAGCCGGTATTTCATACGAAAGATGAGGGAAAGAAATGACGCAAATAGGCATGATATACGTTCCTGTTAGAGGTGACACCACTCAGTTCAAAAAAGACATGGAAAACCTCCGTACCTGGGCGCATCGTTCCGGGACGGAGATTGCGAATGCTCTCAACAGTTCCATCTCAAAGAAGGCGGCAGGGGATGGCGTTACCGCCCTTACAAACAGCCTTACTCAACTTGCTCAAACAGCGAAACCTATTCCGGGTCAGTTCAAGACGGTAGCCAACGCAATAGCAACCGACCTTGAGCATATTGCTAAACAAGCCGGTTTAACGAAACAGCAGTTCGCTGAAATGACGGAGAAAATGCTCCGTAATCAGGCAATGAATACGGCCACAACTGCGCTGAAGGGTTTAGCTAACTCCATGGGATATTCCGCTGCTGAAGCTAAGACCCTCGCGATGCAGATGGGTTACACTTCGGCGCAGGCGGAAAAGATGTCCGCTTCCATGCTTCGTGCTAATGCTGCCGCGAAGGATTCTGGCTCGGCTTTCTCCGGGTTCAGAAGCAGTGTGATTACCGCCATTACCACACTGGCTGGTTTCGGAACGGCTATCGCAGCGGCGTATAAAATCAAAGAACTGGGCGTTGAGGTATTTAAAACAGGTCAAGCCACATTGGTCGCAGATAACGCTTACAAAGCCATAACCGGGTCTGCCAAAGCGGCTTCCGTTGAGTTTGACTTCCTGCGAGCAACATCCGAAAAACTCGGTTTGAACTTCTATACGTTGAGAGATGGGTACAAAGGTTTCCTTGCCGCGGCTCAGTCCAGCAAGATACCCATGGAAGAAGTTAGGAATATATTTACTTCCATCTCTAACGCAGGTGCGATTGTTGGGCTGTCGAATGAGCGTATGGCCTTGACATTCCTGAGTTTAGAACAGATGATGTCAAAGGGAAAAATTAGTATGGAGGAGCTCCGGCGCCAGCTCGGAGACAATCTTCCCGGAGCGTTCCAAATTGGAGCGAAAGCTATGGGCATGACGGTTGAAGCATTTGACGCCGCTGTGTCAGCGGGCAATGTGTACGCAGATGATTTCCTACCTAAATTCCGGAAGGAAATGGACAGGACTTTCCAAGGCACTGTGGCTGATTCGGTCAGGGCGGTCAATAAGCTTGCAGAGTCATGGGAAGATGCCAAGAACAAGATGGCTTCAGGGGGTTTTTTTGACGCTATCGCTGATTCAATGAATAAGCTCACAGCGATGTTGACTGATGAGAAATTTATCAGAGGGTCGGCGTATATCATTGAATTCCTCGGTGAGTTAGCATTTTTTGCTACAAGCAAAGCGGCTGGCATAGGGGATTTATTTGGAATAATCGCGGGTGGGGCCGCTTCCATAGGAGAAGCATGGGACAGAACGAAAACCAAAGGGATTGATCTTGACAAACTTTTCAAAGATTCAGGCTCTGTAGAAAAGTACCAGCAACGTCTCAAAGAGATTAAATCCGTATACGCTGAAAAACTCACAGAGGATTCATGGGTTCGATCCGGATATAAATTGATGGATAACTGGATGGAACTGGTTGACCCGTTTATTCT